GCTGAACTTGTAGAGGAAGAACCTGCTGTTGCACAAGCAGTTGAGGAGTTTGTAGAGAGAGCAGCAGAAGATGATAGCGATGACTATACCTTAGCAGATGCAGTAGTAGAAGTTCAGTTAGAAGAATTTATAGCAGATCCAATCGGTGCTATTATTGATATAGAGATAGAACCAATAGAACTTAGAGAAGTTATAGAGATAGGTAATGATATGACAACAGACCAGAAAGAGAAGGCACAAGAAGTTGTTGTGCCTGTAATCATAGTATCTCAAATCATATCAACAAGCTCTATAATTCCTGTTAGAAGGATAAGATGATAAAGAAGTTTATAAATCTAATATTTAATATATTGGCTCTCCCTTATCACATAGTAGTTAATATACCAAGAGCAGTTAAAGCATTTGCTAGGTGGTTTATAGAAGCAATAAAAGAAACAATCGCACAAACATTCACACTTTTGGGCTTCTTTATCGCTTGGCTTACCTTAACTGGTACTGCTAAAGATATAGTGGGGATAGCTATATTAGGTTCAATAACCCTATGGCTTATCACATTAGGTTTAAGAAAAGACAAGTAGATAATTGAAGGTATGGATAGACCAACACATCTGTACAGGAGATGGTATCTGCGAGGAGATAGCTCCAGATGTATTTGTTGGATTAGATGATGGATTATATTATGTTAAAGATGGCGACCACATATACGCAGAATCAGAGGGTAACAAAGAAGGTGCTAAAGGTATTGCCACAATCCCTGAAGGATTATTACAAGATGTTATTGAATCAGCAGAAGAATGTCCTGGAGAATGTATAATGATAGAACCAGGAGAGTAAATGAAGTACTATTATGGAGTAGAAGTCCTTAGAGTAGTAGATGGAGATACAGTAGATGTCAGAATGGATTTGGGTTTTAATGTGTGGCATAAATGTCGTGTACGACTTGTGGGCATCAACGCTCCTGAGTCTAGAACCAGAGATAAGAAGGAGAAAGAACGAGGGTTGGCTGCGAAAGAGTGGCTTATTGATAGACTAGCTGATAAATCTGTTGAGTTACATTCACAAGGAACAGGTAAATATGGCAGAGTACTCGGAGAACTTTATATAGATGAAACAAATATCAATCAAGAGATGATAGAAGTTGGACACGCAGTACCTTATGATGGGGGTAAGAGATAATGTCAGAAGCTATACTAACTGCTTACTGTGAGAAATGTCTTACACCTTTTTGGCAAGACTATGATAAAAGTTTTTTGTGTCCTACTTGTATTGGAGAAGAAGAATAATGGAGATACTATCAATAGCTTTATTTATTATGGTAGGATTAATATTCGGTAGATTAATAAAGTATATAATTGAGGAGTAATGAATTTAGAAGTATTAAGAATAAGTAGTCAAGAAGATAGTACATCAGGAATATTGTTTGATGTATCCAATGGTAAGAGAAAGTTCCTTTGCTATACATTAGAAGATGAGCATAGAGATGAAAAGGTAATGCACGAAACAAGGATACCAGCAGGTACATATAAGTTAGAACTTCGTACTGAAGGTGGGTTTCATAGCAGATATAAGAAGAAGTATGGCTTTCACGAAGGTATGATTTGGGTTAAAGATGTACCAGGATTTGAATATATCTTATGGCATACAGGTAATACAGATGAACATACATCTGGCTGTCTTATTGTTGGACAATCACAAGAGAGTAACCTTGTTAAGAGAGATGGGTTTATAGGAAGTTCAGTTTCTGCTTATAAATTTATCTATCCTTATGTGGTTTCAGCTATAAAAACTGGGGGAGCAGCAGTAACATATGTAGATTTTGATGGCGAAATAAAAAAACCTAGTAAAATTGATACGAGTAAGAGAATTGACAGAGGTTGGGGTTCTTACTCAAAGTTTAAGTAATGTTTGAAAAGTATAAAAGAAGCAGAAATTCTGATGGTACATTTAAGAACGATATTAAATGGACACCTTGGAATGATGCGTGGGAGTATAAAATGAGTGAAGAACTCAAGGATATGTTAGAGCGTGTCGTATGGACTTTCTTGGAGGCATTTATTGCTTCCTTAACTATCGCACCATTAGTTGGTGTTGATGCAGAAGTAGTTCAACTGGCACTACTTTCTGGAGGAGCAGCAGCTCTTGCAGTAGTAAAGGCTTACGCCAAAAAACAAATTAGTAAGTAGTAAATCTGTCATATAAAACAGCTATACTGTTATTAAACAGAAAGGCTGCAAATGACAGAAGAAACAAAAGACTTAGGGAATAACTATTACAAGTCAGGTTGGCAACCATCAATAGAGTTTGATGAACAATCTGGTACAGGTGAGATAACGTATGTTGGTACTGACCCTGACTACAAGAATAAATACGACTCAATCCTAGAAGATTGGGGATTTGACCCCAAATATTATAAGATAGAAGGTACAGTTCGTGCTAGTTCTTGGAACGCACAACTTAAAGGTGGTGAAGCAACCACCTTTTTTGCATTTAAGGGTGTAGTTAAAAGAAAGAACCCTGCATTAGATGAGTACTTTGATGAGCTATGCAAGATATATCTTAAGAAACCTAAGCTAAAGAACAAAAAATATGGTGGTGATACTGCTTTTATATGGACAATGGCTGACTGGCAGTTAGGTAAAGCTGATTATGGGGTGGAAAATACCCTTAAACGCTACGAGGAAGCCCTTATAGAGGGGGTAAATAGGATTAAGGCACTCCGTAAGGGAGGAACAGCCATAGATGAGGTGTTTTTACTAGGATTAGGTGATTTAACAGAGAACTGCGACCAATCTTTCTATTCATCTATGCCATTTAACATAGAATTGACCCTATCACAGCAATATAAACTAGCAAAGGACAGGTATTATCTGATAGATTAGACAACTCTGATATGATGCACTTTGAAATAGTCAAAGAGATAATGGCACAGAACCCTAGATATAAGAAAGTTAATGTCATACTTCCTACTGACTATCATCACTTACTTGATATTAAGGGTAAAGCTGTAGCTATAACACACGGACATATGACTACAGGTGGTGCAGGTCCAGAGGGTAAGATAATGAAGTGGTGGCAAGGACAGATGTTTGGTTGGTTGCCTAGTGGTGCTGCTGAAATTCTTTTGACAGGGCATTATCATCACCCAAGATTACTGCAACAAGGTAAAAGAACCTGGATTCAATGTCCTAGTATTGATGCAAGTAAAGATTTCACTGCAAGAACAGGTATGTGGAATGAACCTGGTGTACTTACTTTAACTGTTGATAAGAATGGCTGGGATAACTTAAAAATCCTTTGAGTTGTACTCTTTCATATTGTACATATCAGGTGTGTCCTCATCATAACTTAGATTAGGCAAATCAAATCTTGAAAACTTAGGTTTCCTTAATGGTCTTAGTTTCCATATAACATTATCTACATCAACTGTATTTAAGTCAGAACGATTAAGCCATCTTGATGCACTAAGTTTTACTTTCCAACTGCTACAATTATTAATTAAATCTTTTACTTCGGCTATTTGTTTATCTGTTGCCTGTGTCATTCTTCCTCTTGTTGTACAGCATTTTGTGTAAGGAACAAAGGTTTTGGTGGAATGATTGCTTTGATTTCATTCCTACCTTGTTCATCTACAAACATAATCGTTTTGAAAGCTCCTCTTTTCTCAAGCTCTGCTAATAAAACACCTATGGCTGCATCACTTACTGATATATCACTCATCTATCCTCCTTTTATTTAACTCTTTGTCCAAAACTTTCATAAAGATACCCTACTTCTTTATGCATCACTTCTTTATTTTCAAACTCTGTTGTTTCTGGCATCTGTCTTACCTCCCACATAAAATTATAACCTGATTTAGTTAAGTCTGTTACATTCCAAGCAATAATAGACAACCTATGCTCTGTAATGTATATAAAGTCCTTACCTTTACTCTCTGCTTCCTTTATATTCGCATCATATTTCATTTTTTCTATTATCCAAGGGTCATAATGAGTATCTCTTGACTTAATCTCTATTATGTATAAGTCATTTTCGCAATCGTGGTGTGCAAATTGATTAGTAGTTGGTAATAGAGTATCCATTTGAGGATATTCATAATTTAATAAAGATATTATTTCTTCCTGCTTCATTCTTCGTCCATTTTTATTAGACATTGAGGGCAATAACCCTTATAGCCCTCAACTCTATTCCAATAAATATTGAAGCAATCAATACAGGATACAAGAAAGTGGTTGTTACTCTGTAGCCTTTTGTAACTTCTCAATCCATTCACTTGCGTTCCCTTTCGTTGCTTCCCCTGAATTTAGATAGCTTTTTGCTTCTGCTCCAAGCTCATCTTGTCCTGAATCAATAGCTTTGGCTATAAGGCTTTCAATAAAACCTATTTGTGCTTCGCTAATTGAGTCATTTATCCATTTTCCTTCTGGTATATCTGCCACTTCGTTCTCCTTTTCTTCTACAATTTTTGCATCAAATGTTTCTAATACTTCATTTATACTATCAGAATTACCTGCTCTAATCTCAAAGTCTTTCTTAAATTTCTTAACATAATTGTCAGCAAATTCTAAGAACATCTCTACTGTATATTTCTCCCACTCTCCTACATTATCAGTAAGGGTTTTGTCTTTTAACTTAGTTCTACTATGAGAGTTTTTCCAACAGGCTTCAGCAAACTTCTTATCTTTATCGCACATTTCAAAGACAAGTTTCTTTAGTTCAACCTCTGATATTTCAGAATGGGATTTCCCATTCTCCTGTGTTACCTGTTTTTTTTTAGGTTGTTCTGGTGCTTTCTCTGTACCTACATCATCATTAGCAATAACCTTTTTCATTTCCTCTTGGGTTGGTCTAGGTTTTTTACTGCCTTGATACTTCCAATTAGCCAATGCTCTACCGATTGCACTTGATTCACAGTTCTCTAACCAGGCTTCGTTATTAGCAAATCCACCTATTCCTTTTGTTTCTTGTGCTAATCCTGTTGCGATAGGTAAAGTATCTTCTTTATTAATGAATAGCTCTGCCTTAACAATAACCATAGTTCCATCATCAGAATTACCTACAACATCTGTGTTAATCCTTGCGTTAGGGTTATCTTTCCAGAATTTTTTTAATCTATCTTCTACTAATTCGTAATTATCTATATTATATTTTGGCATTTTCTTTCCTTTCTTTAATATTATATATTCCCCCTATGACATTTTTTTTGGTATAATAAATATAGTTCAAATATTTATTCATATTATTTGTTCCTTTCTAAAGTTAAGCGAGACATTAGTCTCGCTTTTCTTTTGAATTGCAGATATGAAAAACCATTTGTCTTGTCATTCCTGCAACCTCGCCTATCTTTATCATAGGGATATGGAGTTCTTTATATAGCTTTGCTATTGCAGTATTCCTGTTATCTAGCCATTGTCTTTCAAGACTTTTTATATTGTTTAATTGAGATATACTTTCAGATAAGTATTTAAGTGCTTCTTCCAACTCTCTTTTGTTGGTGTGTTCCTCTGTGCTTTCTCTTGCTTCCTCTAGTAATTTCTGTAATTCAATATCATTTGCATTCATATTTTATTCCTTTCCTTATATTATTTTTATTTAATAAAGTGCTTTAGCAACAAGTAAGTGTGATATATTCCCTATAATATTCTCATCAACTATACGTAAGTTGTGATGATTAATATAATGTTCAACTAAATCTTTTGTCTTAAAGAATTTAACTTGTCCGTAATAATCTACTCTGTATTGTTCTACTTGACTATCAACGAGTATACTACTCATAAAAGTCTCCTTTACATATTAAGTATAACGTCATTGTCATATATTGTAAACCTTATTTTAAGACTTATTCTTATATATCTCGCCCTATCATTACTGCACTTCCTTTAATCGTATAACAATACCTTTAGTTGTTTCATCATAAGTAGCACTAGAAAATTCATAATCAACACCACCAATAAAATCAGCTAACATTTCTTTATCTTTTTCTTCTATTTGTACTACCTCGTGTTTAGTGCAGTTTTCTTCACAAGTTAATTCTGCCATTACTTCTCCTCTCTATATATCTCGTTCTATCTTGTACTCTTCTGCGTTTTCCCAGTCAATAACATTAACATCAGTTCCCTTTAGTTCATCTATTACACAATCTAAAGATGAATCCCAATGATTAATATTGACTGCTGTATAAAGTACAATCTTCTCTATCTTTATATCCTCCATTATTCCTCCTCTCTTTCACTAAACATTGGTATTTATTTCTTTCATAGTATCTATTGCAAATTGCAACCCTGCATAGAAACCTATCTCCCAACTTTCATTATCAGTTTCCTCTGCATTAGATATAGTTTTCTGTTCTGGGTATTGCTCTTTCCAATATTTCTCACTATCGTTTTGTCTTTCTTCAAATAGCTTTATAAGTTCTTCCATTATTCCTCTCTTTCTTTAACTACTTTTCTGTTGCCAGTCTTTCACTTCTCCTAAATGTTCTAGCCAATCTCCATCTCTCATACTTACTACAAAGTTCTCTGCGTCCTCTCTATCTATAGCTTGAAACCTCACAAGTACTTTATAATTTTTCATTCTTCTTCCTCCTCTTCAAATAAAGGCTTACTCTTAGTAGCTATCGCTATCTCGTATGCCTTTATACCTTTCTTCTTCAATGTTCTATCAATATGTTGTTCAATTAACATTCTGTCTAGCTTGTCTGACTTTTCTTCAGTGTCAATTCTTCCTGTATCCCACTCGTCTAAGAAGGCATTGACTACAAGCTCCCCTGTAATAGTGAATGTTCCTTTAACTTCTCTGCTAGGCTCTATCATTATTCTTCCTCTGCTTTCTGTATTAATTCGTATGCCTCATCTTCAGTAAGGTTATATCTATGTGCTACTACCTCTACTAAGTACTCATCTGCGTAACATAAACTAGAAGTGAACTCAACATAAGCCCCATTAATTCTGACTTCAGGTTTAGGTATGTCCGAGTAGTAGTCATTCAAAGCCATAGCTTCCGATATGTTTAAGTCATACTTTTCTTTTATTTTTTTAACTGTCATTATTCTTCCTCTCTTCTTCATCTACAATCTCTTCAAACTTTACATCTTCCATAGCAGGTAGTAACATATCTATATCTTTAGCTATAAACTTGTACCAATTACTTCCCTGTTCATCTTTCCAATGTGTTATCATTACTTCCCTATTCTCTGAACACGATTAACTATTGACATAATTAAACAAGTCCATAATACTATTGCTATCCAGTGCATTCTTCCTCTCTTTCTTTATTATCTTTTGATGCCATTGTTTACCTTTCTTCTTCTATATATATTCTGTTTTGTAAATAGTTCTATAACGCATTTTTTCATATTCAATTTCGTTATATTTTCTATTTAACTTTTCAATGTACCAATAAAGAGTACGTAATTTATCACATAATTTATTTATAAGTTGGTCTAACCAAACAAATCTAGGCTTCGTTAAAGTTTCGTAATATCTTTCTCTACCTATTGGTACTTGTTTAGTTCTAACTTCGTAATATCTTTCCCACATCATTTACCTTTCTTTTGTTAATCTCATATTACATACAAGAATAACATTGTTAATATAATTTGTCAATAACCTCATCTAATTATTATCTAAACAAAACTTTAGATTTCTTTGTGAAAAATTTCACAAGCTAGGTCATAAAAAAAACACCCCCAAATTAATGGGGGCGTTCTTCGTACTAGAAAGGGGGTCTTTCTAATATATTAATCTTTATAGATAGCTTGTAACACACAGTCTCAGTCTCTCTTAGTTAGCGTACGTACTTCTGCGTCCTATGTGCTACAAGCTATCTACTTTCAGTCGCTAGGTGAAACAGGGCATTGTTTTTTAACTAGCTCTTACTTATAGATAGCTTGTAACACACAAGGAAAATTGATTTGGTTACATTATACCTCACAATTTTTACCTATGAAAACCTTATGTGCTACAAGCTACCTACTTATCCAACCATTTGCTTTCATTTCATTTGTGGAACATAGATAGCTTGTAACACACAGTTGTTTTCCAGACTTTTCCTGCAGGTTTCTAGTTAACCTATGTGCTACAAGCTACCTACAATCTACTCATTAAGTGGAGCTTAATTTTCAATTATTGGTAGCTTTTTCGGATATTAATATTCACCCCTTTTGTTCTTCTTCTATTACTATCTTTGAATTTGGTCTATTCAGCAAGCCTTTTTCTGCTATCCTATCCCAAACTTCTCTATCGTGTCCATACATAGTCTTAAACTCTGCTCTCTTATCAGACTTCCTAGAGTGATACCTGTGTCTAAGAAAAGATACTGGAGTTTCCTCCCAATTTTCTTTCCTCTTCTGCTTATCTCTTTGTTTCTTGCGTTCACTATAAGGCTCTTTTCTTTTAGCATTCTTTAACCTCTGCTTAGCTCTACTTTCATCATTGCACCAATAAACTATTGTTGTAGGAGATACTGAAAAAGCTAACGCTAGTTCCTTGTTACTGAAACCTAACTTCTTCAATTCCCTAATGTCATTAACATCTTGTTGAGTTAGCTTGTATCTCTTATCCTTTAATCCGTTTACTTTCATTATTTACCCCTTTTCTGATACTTACTTTATAAGTATCTATCTGCACACCGTAAGCGAGTGAAACAGGAATTAGTTATTAACTTTGTTTATATCACTTTTCCTCCTAAGAGTTCCTGACTTGTGAACTTACAATGTGCAGTTAGATAATTACTTAATCCCAAAACAATCCAAAATCGCCCTCACTCACTCTTTTACTTGTTCCATAATCGCTCTCTGCTTTGTGTGTGTTAAATTGGTCTTCTTGCAGTTCTTCTTCTGAAAGTTCCACAAGTTCCCCAAGTTCTTCTTCAACACTCCAACCACATTCGTTCAAACGGACTGAAGACATTTTATCGCCTCCACCATTCTCAGTAAGTTGAGTAATAAAGTCAATCGCTTCACTTCCGTTCTCAGCTTGAACGAATGCTTCGCTGTTTTGAGTATATACTACTTTGTATAGTTTCATATCTTCCCCTTTCTACTTATATCTTTTATAAATAGTATTGTGTCCACCCTTGCGAATGGACACTATACTAATTACTTATTTTTTCCATATAATAAGCAGTCGTAGTCATAATCATTTTATGAGGAAGAAAATTATCCAACTGTATTTTCCATTTCACTTGCATTTCTTCTGTATTTTCATAAGTGTCTTGTTCAACTGCTACAATCTCACCAATGCAATCTTCATCAAGTCTTAAACCTAATGCTGATTTATTGCTTTCCTCATTTGTTAGATTGACTTTGACTTTGTCGCCTAACTTAAATGATTTATTTTTTACATTCATAGTTTCCCCTTTCAAGAATACATTTGTAACCGTGTATTCTCGGTAAAGAGCATTTATAATTGCTGTAAAACATTTCCAACAGTTTAGAGCTTCTTTTAACCCTATTATTATCGTTCACAGTTCCGTGCAAAGATAACACGATAGTAAGACTTGCTTACTCAACACATTGAATTATTGGCTTATTTTCACCCTGAGCTTTGACATAATCTCCACTACATAATTCAGTTTTTCTCTTTACCGACAACACACTTTAAGAGAGCTTTGTAGAACATACTATTATTTTTTCGCTAGTTAAGTTTTTAATTATTCACACCTATATTTCATTCTCAATCTATATAGTTAATAATCAGCGTGTGTTACTTCGGTTTCGTCTTTTACTTCTTAACAAGTAGGGTATCAAAACCCCAAGTACTCCCTTTTCAGACCTAATCAATATGTCCTATAAAGCTCTCTCGTAGGAGACTAAGTAGATAACTCATTCGATTTGGTTGCAACTTCCTCGTTTGAGGGACTGGTCTGACTCAGGTAGTTTCGATAAGCGTCACTATGAAGCGTCACTTGTGCAGAGTAGAACCATTGCCAATTGGATAGTTTTTACTCTCACAAGGTATAGCCAAGAAGTTTCTTTTGCGATACTATGGAAGTCTTTACGACCTCTCCTGAGTTACCTACTTAGTCTCCTTATTCTTTTGATACCCTCTTAAAACAGGTCAAGCCTGTTTGTTATAACGTTGGTACGTTAATTATTAAATTGCTTTTTAGTTCTTGTAACTTCTCAAAGAAAGTCTCTGTATCAACTCTCTTTGATTTGTCTTCGTCTATCCAATTAAGGTGTTTGCCTGTTGTGTTGCCCCAAATATTTTGCCTGATAACTAAATCAGAAGTTGGGTGCTTAAACGCTACAAGCGTGTTGTAACTAAAATAGTATTCTATTCTATTTACATCTGTAAAAACTAGGGCATTAATTCCGTAGTTGCTACTTGAATAATTACCATAAGTTTTAACACTTACGATTTGATTTTCTAATTTATATATATCTTTTATAAACATATTACCTACTTTCTTTAAGTGCCTGACCTGTTTTAAGGGGGTATCATATTTTTTTGCCCCTTACGACTATTTAAGGACTTCAATTGTCCTGCTTTTTTGGTGAAGGTAGCTTAGGCTGTCGACCCTCCAGAACTTCCCTTTTATTAGGAGTTAAAGTTCTAATTTCCCCTTTTAGTTCTTCTTCTTGTATTTAAGCTTACCAGCTTTTTAATCTTTGTCAAATCTCTTTGACATTCTTTTAGTCTTTTATAAGTCCTCAAGTATATTTCCTAACTGTATTGAAACTTATAATATATAATATAGTCAAATGAGTTTTACTTGTCAAGTTTATTATAAAATTATTATTGTAAATATGATTTGACATAGGGTAGGTTACGTGGTATAATAAGAGGTTAAATATACGGGGTGGGGCTAATCAATCTTTCTTAATATCACAACAGAACCACTCATAATATCTATACTTCTATACATAAATAATCTAACTGTACACACTTAGATTTAATCTAGTTACAAATTGGTAAAAACTACCAAATAAAACCTATGGGAATATCAATTTCAGGGGTATCTTTATTTTGTCTTAGACATCTATATATATAAAGAACAAACTCTAGTAAAAAACTAAAAGATTACTTTAAGAGATTGTTTGCATACGTTAGGTGAGCTATCACAGTAGTAACCCTTACCTGTCTTTTTTAGAATGTGCTTACATTCTTTACATTTTTTATTCAATAATATATATTTTAATTCTTAATATCCTTTTTGGGCAGTAACGGGCATAGAAGTGTGTAGGCTTGAAAAATTAATTTTAAGTAGTCCTTGGGTAGCTTACTTGTCTTTCTAGTTGGTCAGGTCTCCCTGGTAAGCCTTTTGTACTCCCGATGTCCTCTTTACCTGTAACTACCTACTTCTTAATTTTTGTTTGTTATAACTTACAATACTATCATAGTTCTATTAATATAGATAGTACATAAAAACTCTTCCTGTGATTATGTATACAAATCCCTGCCTCCCCTTTGGTAGGGATACAAAGAATGTGGGGGTGTCCAAGTTAGAGTCTCTGCTGGGCAACCAATAGAGATAACGTGGGTGCAAATCCCACCACCTCCACAGAAAAAAAATTTTTTTTTATTCCAAAGCAAGTCTGTGTTCTATATATAATTCAGTAATGATTCCTTTTCCAGACAATAAATATAATATAATTTATGCTGACCCACCTTGGTCTTTTAAGAATTACAGTAAGAAAGGAGAGGAGAGAAACCCTAATCAACACTATCTAACAATGGGTAAGGAAGATATAAAGCAACTTCCTGTAAATGATATAGCAGCAGATAACTCGGTTTTATTCTTATGGGTAGTTAATCATTCTCTACCCCTAGCTTTTGAAGTAATAGATAGTTGGGGTTTTGAGTACAAGACTATGGCTTTTGTTTGGGTTAAGAGAAATATTAAATCAGAGGGGTTTTTTACAGGGTTGGGGTATTGGACAAGAGGAAACCCAGAGCTATGTTTATTAGCTACCAAAGGGAAACCAAGCAGGGTTTCAAAAGCTGTTAAAGAATTGGTAATAGAGCCTAGACAAAAGCACAGTAAAAAACCAGACAGAATTAGAAATGATATTGTTAATTTATGTGGAAATCTACCACGCATAGAATTGTTTGCTAGAGAAACAGCAGAGGGTTGGGATAGTTGGGGTAATGAAGTTAGTTAATCGGTTCTTGTAATCCAGTGGGTGCTTTTCTTCCCTTGATTCTTGGAATTGTTTTTATCTTATGTTTATTACACCAAGGGTGTTTATTGTATTTTGAAATAACAGTTTTACAATCTTCCTTTTTACACACCCTTCCACTACTATAAGTCTTAGAGGGTTTAGCATTAGGGTATTTATTACCTTTGATATAATCACTCATAGAAATTAAGTATAGGAGGAAAAATGCCAGGCAAGAAGTATTCGTACAAAAAGGGTATGAAGAAAAACAAATCTAGAAGAAGGAAGTAATGCCTTTTAAGAAAGTTGGACCAAACAAATATAAATCCCCTAGTGGAAGAATATTTACAGGAAAACAAGTTAAAGCCTATTATGCAAAAAATAGAAAGAAAAGGTAATGCCCAAACCTATATGTAAAAAAAACTCTTACAAAGGAGAGACCTGTAGAAGGCAGAGAAGAACACATAGTCCGTACTGTTCTGACAAATGTAGAAACAGAGCTGCTTACTTAAGAAAGAAAAACAAAGAAGAGCTTGAGCAACCAGCCGAGTTTGTTGAAAGGAAACTTCCTTCAACAGTTTCCAGAGGACCTCACTATGAGTACTTTGTTGGTAGTTATGCACAAGCTATTGAAGAAGGAAAGTTAACACATCAGAAGGTTGCGAACAAAATGAACATAGCTAGAAGTATTGTTACAAAAATGTATCAGGCTTACCTAGAAGATAAAATGATTTTGGAGCAACAAGAAAACTGGGAGACACCAAAAGAAGCTGTTAAGAGTTTAGAGGAGTTTACCAAGTTTAGAGATAGATACTTTTTAACAGAGACAGGAGAGAAGTATGAAACAGCAGACTTTCACATCAAGTGGATTAACTCTATATTAGATGCTATAGATAACGGAAAACAACAAATGATTTTATCTCCTCCTAGGCACGGAAAGACAGACTTACTTACACACTTTGCAGTATGGCAGATTTGTAAAAACCCTAACATACGAGTTATGTGGGTTGGTGGTAATGAGGAGATAGCAAAGAACGCAGTTGGTGCTGTGTTAGACCATTTAGAAAATAATGAACAATTAATTTTAGATTTCTGTGGACCTGGTAATACATTCCAACCAAAAGTTAGAAGTGGAAAGTCCTGGTCATCAGGACAGTTTACAGTTGCAACAAGAAATGTAACTGGAATTAAATCTCCATCTATGGTTGCTGTAGGTAAAGGTGGAAAGATTCTCTCAAGAGATTGTGATTTGATTATTGCTGATGACATTGAGGACCACGGAACAACTATTCAACCAAGTGCAAGGGAACAGACAAGACAATGGTGGACAACAACTCTCTCTTCAAGGAAAGAGGAACATACAGCTATTGTAGTTATAGGTTCAAGACAGCACCCAGAGGATTTATATAACTTTCTTTTAGAAAACCCAGAGATGGAGACAATAGTAGAAGAAGCACACGATTCGTTATGTGTAAAACCAGAGACAGAGGTTGAAAAACATAAAAAGTGTATGTTGTGGGCATCTAAGAGAAGTTACAAGTGGTTAATGTCTCAGAAAAACAATGCAGACACAACAGGTGGTAGAGCAATTTTTGAAATGGTGTATTTGAATAAAGCATTTGTTGAAGGGATTACAATGTTTAGTTCTGAAGAGGTGGACCAATGTAGAGATGTAAACAGAGTAATAGGACATATCCCATCAGGAACTCATTTGATTGCTGGGCTTGACCCTGCATCTACAGGATTTCAGGCTTGTTTCTTATGGGCAGCTAATCCAGAGACAGGAATGTTGTATTTAGTAGATATAGAAAACGAAGAAGGTGGAGGAGTTATACAGGCAAGGAAGTCTATAAAGAAGTGGTATGATATGTACGGACTTTCTCATTGGGTTATTGAGGAAAACGGATTTCAAAAAGCCATTAGGCAAGATATAGAGTTAAAAAATTATACAGCAAGAAATGGAATACACTTAGAGGGTCATCAGACACAGAAAAACAAATATGACCCAATTTATGGTGTTGGCTCTATGAAACAGCTTTTTGAACAAAGTCTAATAAGTTTGCCATATGGCAATACAGAAAGTGAAACTAAGAGTAATATATATCGTAGACAACTAATTTATTTTTCATCTGCTGCTAGTAGGGCAAGTAAGGCGAAAAGTTACAAATCAGATGTTGTAATGGCATCTTGGTTTCCAATGAGAGTTGTAAGGAGACTAGGTAAAGAGAGAATGGCTGAAATAGGATATGAGTACACACCAAGTTTTGGTGAATGGGATATAAGCGAAATGAACGAAGCACCTTGGAGTTAAGATGAAAGCAACAGATTTACAAGATAGAATAACGCAACTACATTACGATAATCAACAAGCATACGCAACAAGAGGTCGTATTCGTGCAATTATGAATGGTGGACCTTCAGGTATCTTAGCTTTATTGGGAGACCAGATAAAAGGTTTCCAAGATTGGCAAGTTCCAGTTCCAAACCTTATGAATACAGGATTAGAACACTTAGCTCAAAAAATAGGTCGTATTCCAAATCTTAAAATAGACATACCTAATGACAGAGATTCAGAAAGGTCAAAACAAAAAGCAGAAAAGATTGCAAGAATTATTACTGCTTATGATGACAACCAGAGATTAGATATTCAAATGCCACAAGTTGGTAGGTGGTTACCAGGTTATGGTTTTGCTGTATGGGTTATTAGAGAGAAAAAAGATTCTAATGGAGTTCCTTACCCTTGTGCAGAACTAAGAGACCCTTATAACTGTTTTCCTGGTTATTATGGTGCAGACCAAAAACCAGTAGATTTATCCATAGTTCGTAGAGTTCCAAAGTATGCACTAGAGAATGTCTATCCAGATTTCAAAGATGTAATTAACAGAGAAGCTAAACACGAAGGATTGAATATCGGTGGTGGATATGCTTCTCCATATACAGATTCTTATTCAGGTTCTTGGGCTAACTCCAATGGACAGGGAGATTTAGTTGCAGAATATTATAATGATGAAGGAACATATGTATATCATATGGCATCAGGAACAGTATTTGATTTTGTTCCAAATCCACTATCAAGTGGTCCTGCTTTCGTTGTAGCTAAGAAGTTTTCATTTGACCAGCTAGAAGGACAGTATGACCAAATCATAGGATTGATGGCAGCTATGGCAAAGATAAATGTTATGAGCATTATTGCTATGGAAGATGCTGTCTTTACGGAAACAAATATTTCAGGAGAGCTTGAATCAGGACAGTATAGAAAAGGAAGATTTGCTGTAAACTATCTAGCTCCAGGTACACAGGTTTCAAAACCAGCTTCAAATGTTCCTTATCAGATTTTCCAACAGATAGATAGGATTGAAAGACAACTTCGTATTGGTGGTGCATATCCTGTTACTGATGATTCTCAATCTCCACTTAGCTTTGCTACTGGTAGAGGTTTAGAGGAACTAGGTGCATCAATGTCTTTGATGATTAGAGAATACCATACTGTAATGGCAGATGCTATTGAACAGACAGATGCGAAAAGACTTGAGTGGGATAGTGTTATGTATGGTGGAAAGCCAAAACCATTATCAGGATATATGGATAACAAGTTCTATGCAGAGAAATATGACCCAGAGAAAGATATAGGATTTAATTATAAGACACGCAGAGTGTATGGTGCTATGGCTGGTTATGATGAACCACAGAAGATAGTTACAGGGTTGCAATTACTTCAAGCAGGTATCATAGATACACAGACTTTGCAAGAGAACCTTGATGGGTTAGATAACATAGTTAGAGTTAATGAACGAATAACTAGAGAGAAAGCAGATAAGGTATTGTTTGATACTTTACTTGCACAATCACAAGCAGGAGACCAAAGAGCAACAATGGCTATTGTTGAGATAAGAAAAAACCCAGGAGATGTAGAGAATATTTTAGATAAATTCTTTACCCCTCAAGAACCACAAATGACAGAAGAGGAGATTTCTTTTGTAGAAGGACAAGGACCTCAAGGACCTCAAGTTCCTCAAGGTCCTCCACCTGGTATTGCTCAGTTAATTGGAGGATTGGGAGGATAATGAACGAAACGGATAAAGAGTTTGTAAGTATAATTAATGAACAACTTTGGGACGTAGATGATATTGGAGAAGGTATATTATTAGAGGAAGCTATAAAACAACACGAAAAATTATCTTCTTTGTCTCCTTATAAATTTATAGTTATTAATTCAATAGTAGAGTTTTTTGAGGAAAGAGGAGAAGATGACTAGAGCGCCTAAACCAATGTATACAAATCAAACTTGGGGTACTACTGAAGAATTAAATAGAAGATTAAGAGATGTTGATAATGAAGAAATTACTGGAAGAAATAATAATTTACCTCCTGCTTCTATTAATACAACTGACCAAACTAGAACAATACAACCAGTTGAAGAAGAAGTTGCACAAATCACAGGTCAAGAAGGTGTTTCCCCTGTATCAAATTTAGGACAAACTACAAATATGTTAGATGTTCTTAGGGATTCTGATTTCGCAAATGAAGATGCAACAGCAGGTGCTAGTCCTGTATATGTAAGTCAAACTGAATTAGGAGATTTAGATTACGAAGTTTTAGCTTCTTTATCAGGCAATACAAGTGTTAATGCTTTAAAAGAAATATTGCAACAAGGCTAGTATGAGTAACGAAATAGTTGGGCCATACACTTTTGGTGAAGATTACAGACAGATACAGGAAAAACAAAAAAAAATACAATTTAGTTTTAATAAGAAAAAAGCTGAAGTAACTCCAGAACAAATACAAAGAGTAAATCAATTAACAGAGAAATATCCTACTGCTTTAAGTGGTTTAATTTCTTCTGCAGTTATTTCAAATTTATCAGATGAAGAGTTTGAAAAAGTATTAGCTTTACAATACAAAGCAATAGGTAAAGGAAATCCCTCATTACCTAATCCAATAGGTAATCAAGTTACAAATGGTTTAATAATGAACAAGGCTTTTGGAAAAGATTTAGAATCTAAATATAAAGGTGAATTTGAACCCAAGCCTTGGACTTCAAAAAGCACTTCTGAAGATTATAAAAGGGGATTAGGAGTTTTAGCAAAACTTATTCAATTAGCAGGGGAAGCATTATGGAATCCTATAGGTAAAGCAGAAAGAGCTTTTGTAGAAACTGCTGAAACTTATGAAAAACCTTTTCAGTTAATGGCTGATTTAAAACAACAGGAAATAGAGGAATTAAAAAATAATGCAACTTCAATAAAACCAGGAGAACCAGGAGACACTTTATTCAATATAGCTACTAAAAGAGATGAAAAAAAGAAATTAGAAAGAACAGGTCAAATTGCTGGCTTAGCTTTAACATTTGCAGATTTATTGTCTGGTCGTGCCTCTCTTACATCTAAAGCAACTAGAAAAACATTTTCTGAAAAATATAAGAATGCTGGTTCTTCTATTGCAGGAACAGCAGTTGAAAAAATAAAACAAGGAGAAGACCCACAAGAAGTATTTAATAGTTTTGGAGATGGGTTTATTTTAGAAGGTCCAATAGTAAAAGAAGCATTAGAAAATCAAGAAGCATATAAATATCGTGGAAGAAATATAACTATTGGTAGATATGTAGAAGATGTTATAGGTGTAGACCCCAATAGCGTTTTGTATGGTGGGGTTTCAGGAGTAATAGATTTTGCTAAAGTATTAGCATTAGACCCTTTGTTAGTAGCAGGGAAAGTAAATAAAGCTATAAAGTTTTCAAAATCAACTACAGGTAAATTACAAAAAGCATATACAGAAGCTAACTTTGAAGAGATACCAAAGATACTAGATAACTTTTTAGATAGTGAAAAGTCAGCTCCTCTAATAGAAGCTATTGCAAAAAACAAAGATTTTAAACAATTATTTGATGCTGTAAAGGATACAGATTTAGCTATAAAGTTATACAATGCAGATACACCAGCAGCAGTAAAAGCCTCTTTAGATTTTTGGGTAAAGACCCAACAATCTGTTGGAATACCTAAAGTAATTAGAAGTTTTCAAAGTCTTGGTTATAACAAAAACTTAATTAAAGGATTAAAAGGAAAAAATGCAGCTTATTCTAAATTTGGAGAATGGACACCAGAAGCAGGTGCTTCTTATTCTGATGCTAACCAATCAGTTAAAGTATATAATCAATGGTTAGTTAATTTTCAAATACCAAGAGAGACAGCAAATAACTTAGCTTATAAATTTGGTATTGCAGCTAACTCTGGAAATAAAGCTGTAATGAATAAGATACTTTTTGAAAGCACATTAGACGCAGCAAAAGAAGTTGCTAAGAAAAAAGGATTTAAAAAAACTGATTTCCTAGATGATTATTTTAAAGAACTTTCAGGAATGAGTGAAATGAATGGAAAATCTTATTGGGCTAAAGTTCAAGAAACTATGGGTGGAAAGTATGTAGTAGGTGAAGCTGAGTTTTTAGGTCAAAGAACATCTATACCAGGACCAGGTGGAAAAGCTCTTAATTTACCTACCCCTGTTGATGCAGGACAACATTTTGACGATATGTGGACATTAGGAAGTCCAAAAGATATTAGAAGAGCTTTAGGTAAAATAAATAAAATAGCAAGATTACCACTTAATAAAACATCTGGATTTAGAGGACTACAAGAAGTAGCTTCAAAAATACCTGGTGTTAATACTCCTGTTGATGACATTTTAAAAAATATTCCAGAAAAATATACAGATTTAATGATGGCTGCACCAGGAAAAAAAGTTAGTGGCCAAGGACTTGTTTATGGAACTATGGATAGAATGTTATGGCCATTTCAGAAAGTTTGGACAGGGGTTCAATTAATTACTAGACCAGCTTGGACATTAAGAATATTTGGTGAATCACAATTTAGAATGGGATTAGATGGATTAGACAACTGGATAGAAAATCCAATGTCTATGTTTGTGTGGGGAACTTATACTGATGATTTGTTAGGTAACCCTTGGAAAATGGGAACTAGAAGAGGTAAAAGAGCCTATAACCCAGATATAGAAAAAGTTATTGCAAGAAGATTAGGTTCAGTTTTTGGTAAAAATAACCAAGAAAGCATTATAAAAGGACAATGGTATCCAACTGCAACACAGTCTTTAAATGAACCAAGCAAAATACAAGCGTGGCAATTAAATCTTAAATGGCCTTTAGAAAGTGATTTAGCTCAAGCTGTTGCTGGTACTATTTTAGATGGTACAGACTTAACAAAAGTAAAGGCTTCGTTTTGGAATGGAAAACTTAGGTCTGTAAGAAACACTCTTAATGAAACAAGAATAGATTTTAAAGGAAAGCGTACTAATCCTTATACAAAATTATCTGATGCTGATGCTTATGTAGATTCATATAGAGAATGGATAATGGATTTAACTAATGGTAATCCAAACATACTTAAGATGATAAGAGATAGGAGAATTAATATAGATGGTTCAGATATTGATTTATCTTCTATAGATAGATTTACTCCAACAAATATTAAAAGTATTAAAAAGTTTTTAGGTGAAAACATAGATGCTTTACCAGATGCTTTACCAGTTCCTTCTTGGGTTAGTAATCCTGCTAAAAATAACGAAGTGTTTGAAGCTATGAGAAAAGGTTCAGAGTTTCTATGGCACTGGTTAGGAGAATTACCAGATTCAACATTACAAAGAATACCAACAATTAAACAATATTATTGGCAACAAGTTGGTCAGATGTTACCTTTTGCAGATGATGCTGCAATTAAACATTTTGAAAAAGGAATTAAAGCAGGAGATATTCCTAAATCAGTTGTAGCGTTATTTAACGCATCTAAACAAAATGCTATTAAAAAATATGGTTCTGCATCTAAAATTTCTGGAAAAAATAATTCTGAAAAAATAAATGAAATATTATTAAAAGGCATTAAAGCAACAGGTATAGATGATTTAAAACCAAACGCTATAAATCCTAAAACAGGCTATCCAGTTGACCACGGAGATTTAATACGAGCTATTGATGAAGCAGGAGATTTAAATAAATTAAAAGAATTAGTAGGTGGTGAAGTTGCGTTAGAACAGCTTTTAATGGAGATTGTGGAAGCACAAGTAAAATTTAGTCCTAGATATTTAAAAACACCTAAACCAAAAGACCAGTTTGGAGAAATTGTTGAAGGAGCAAGACCAGCTTATGGTATTAACTCTAAAGAATTGTTACAAAAAGAAATTCAAGATTTATTAAAAGTTAAAAATAGAAATTTTTTGTCTATTGAAGATATTGATGAAGCATCAAAAGCATTTGCTATAGAAGCACACGATAGATTGTTATATAATTTAACACAAAAAGGTTATGTAGCAGAAGCTATGCGTTTAGTTTATCCTTTCTTAGAACCTTGGAAAGAAATAGTTTTAAACTATCCAAGATTATTAGCAAAAAATTTATCTGGTTTAAGAAAAGTACAGTTAGCAACAGAGACAGGAATAGAAAATGGTATATTCTTTAAAGACCCTGTGTCAAACGAATTAAGATACGCAAGTCCTTCTACAGATTTAATGGAATCAGTATTTGGTGTAGCTCCAGAAGAAACTGAAATAAGAAGAACTGCTTCTTTAAAAGGAATGAACTTATTTACACAAAGTTTGCTTCCTGGATTCGGACCAGTTCTTCAAGTTAGTTACCAAGCTGCTATAAAGTTTTTACCTGAAGATTGGAGACAAGCCGAAGATGTGTTGTTTCCTTATGGGTTACCAGATTCAGATATAGGTTCTCAAATTGCAAGACAGTTACCTGTGTGGATAAGAAATTTATGGAACTCTGCAACTGAAGGTGGAATAAATGAAGGACAGTTTTTAAATGATGTTGCTGATGCTGGAAAAATATTAACAGTTGCTTTTATAAAAGGTAAATTAGATTACGACCCTAGAACTGCAGAAGGAAGAATACAATTTGAAGAGGATTCTATTGCGTTAGCTCAGAGAATGAATGTATATGAAAACTTATCTAAAGCTATAGAACCATCAGCTCCTAGATTGGAAACAGCAGTTCAATTAGAAAGTCCAGAATTTTTTAATGACCAAACATTAATAGACACATTTAAAGAATTACTACCAGAAGATTATACTTTTGGTAAGTATGATGACGATTATTTTACAACTACTGTAATTACAGCAATATTTAGAGAAGTTTATAACAATGTAGATGAAGGGGAAGAGTATTTAGCTTATGCTTTGATAGCTTCGCTTATTGGAGAAGACCCTAATGATTGGGACGCTATTTATAGTGCTGCATATTTAGTTCAAGGTAAGACTTCTAGTTTAGGAGCTAAACTACCTTCAACAGAAGAACAAGTTAAATGGGATAAAGAATGGCCAGAACACGCAGATAAGTATTCAAATACTTTTGCTTACTTTGCACCAGATATTGAAGAATTAGATTTATTAGATGTAAATTCATTTTATAACCAAATTGAAGAAGGTAAGAGAGAAAGCTATACACAACAAGAACTACTAGAAAGAGCGCAAGAAACTGCTTTTAGAGTTATTTATAATTATTTAACTAAACCTTACAGAGGAGACAACAGCAAAGAAGCTATTGCTGAAAGAGCAACAATTAAACAAAATTTATTAGAAGCGTTCCCTTATGGAAATGGGCAAAGAGATATGGTTAAATGGCAAAAAGGTGTTTCACCATACGAAGTATTTTTAGAATTAAAAGAAGCATCTAATGATGAGTGGTTGTTAGAAAGTTCACAAGCAGCTAAAGGTTTAAATGAATTTCTTTATGGCACAGATAAACATTATGGTTTATTAGCTGCTGTAGATTCAATAAGAGATGACGAAAAACTTATAAAACTTAATGCAGAAGGCAAAGAAATAAAAATGAACGAAGCAGATGCTTTAAGTTACTTAGCTAGTAGAGAAAGTTCTCAATTAATGAGAGATGAACTGTTAGTATTCTTACAGGAAATAGTGGATAGATACCCTGAATTTGCTCCATTAGCAAAAGAAAAGTTCTTAAACTATGTAGAATATCAATATACACCATAAAAGAGGATTAATGACAAACGGAAACGAAGAAGACAAGAATAACATAGTAGAAGAATTAGAAAAAAAAGTAGCTCCTCCTGGTTTAACTAGAGATACAGAAGATGCTACTATTGCTCCTTATGGTTATTCACCTTTAGTCAAAAATGATGCAGGAACATATGTTGCTGTAGAAGTTTATTTAAATGCTTTAAATCCTAATGGTCAATGGTATTACCAAGGAGATGAAGATTCTATTATTGACAATTTGTCTGTACAACAATTAAGAACTTTACAAGATAGATTAGTTAGAACAAGTTGGTTTAGTGCAGAAGATTATTCAAAAGAATATGGTAGAAAAGGTAGAGCTACAAGAGATGCTTTAAAAAATGCTTTATACGCTTCTAACTTTGAAAGAGGTGTTGGATATGAAACAGCAATAGATTTAGAAATACTTAATCCTGGTGAAGTGCAGTATGTTCCTAAGACTTATCAAGCAACTGATAAAACTTCTAGGTTAAAGAAAGTTGATGCTATATTTAAATCTCTTGGTTTACAACCAACAAACAAAGAAAAGAATTACTACGAATTAATATTAAAAGATTTAGAAGAAAAAGAATTTTATAATGATGAAACTGTTAATAGGATTTCTGTTGAAGGGCCTAAAGTTACTAAAACAGAAACTAGAAGACAAGGTGTAGAACCTTTATCAGAAAAACCTACTGAAATAGTAGAAGTAGAAGAAACAGTAGAGAAGATACCAGATGATTTTGATGCTTTATCAAGATTACAAGAAAGAGTTGGAACGGATTTTGCTGGTGTACTTGCGAGACAAGGAGATGTTACTAGGGCTAGAATAAATACAGGTAACATAGCACAGTCTATTATGAGATTAAAAGGGTTAGGAGGATAATGACACCTTTGGAACTTGCTATAATATTAATAACTGCTGCAACATCTTTAAAAGATGCAGGTATGGAATTAGAAATAGACCCTTCTGCTAATCCTATGGATTTAGCTACATTAGTATCTATTGCGTATGCAGAAAATGAACAAGGTGAAAATATAGGTTCAGGACAATCTATTTTAAGAGATAAAGAAGGAAAAAGAGAAGTATCTTTTGGTCCATTTCAAATTAATAAATTTTGGTACAGAGATAAATCAAAGAGTGGAGATACAACTGTAGTTAATAATGAATATACAGATGTTTTTGATGGTGCTACTCCAAAAACTATGCCTGAATTATTAAAAGACCCACTTAATTCTGCATTAGCAGCAATTATTGTAGCTAATAGTAAGAAAGGTTTTGAGAACTGGACAACCTATACAAGTGATGCTTACGGAATCAAAGAGCAAGATTACGAATCAAAATATTGGAAAGCTGGATTTAATGCTGCTGTAGAAGAATTATATAAAGTAAATATTACTGTTCCTGAGTTAGATTTACTTGATGAATCTCCAGAAATTACTGAAATACCTTTTTTAGAAAAAGATAGAAGAGAGTTTGAATCACAAGTACCCAAAGAAGCAGATAGTTATGCCTTAGCCAAATATAGAAGTCTAAAAACTCAAGAAATAGATAAAAATTTTAGAAACTTAATGGAGAAAATATCAAATTCACAAGCAATACTCTCTGCAAAGGAAGATAATAATGGCTGATTATGTATTTATAGCAGAACCAGGTTTTGATAGAAGAATATTAAAAGATAAAGATGGTAATACTGTATTTGTAAACTCTCAATTAGAGTATGACTATTACACAGCCGATAGAGGTGGTCCATTTAATGGTTCTTATTGGGAGGACGCTGGTTCGGCAGGTATTATTACTGAAAAAATGATAAATGATATTCAACCAGAATATGAACAAAAAAAATCAGGAGGTGATGAATTAGTTAGCCCTGATACTGATATAAGTATTTTGAATTTATATGGACCTGATGGAGAACAACCTATTGATGATAATGGCTCTATAGATACATCATTCGGAGCTGGTTCTACAAGTTTTAGTGCTTGGTCAGGAAGAGACAAAGGGAAAATACCTTCAGGAGCTGAATATTGGAATGTTAATGGAGAATATTATATTGTATATTTTATTCCAGGAAGTGGAGTACCAGTTTATTACGATTCAAGTTTAGAAGATTTGAAAAATATATTTGGACCAGTTGAATTTCCTGAAGTTGAAGCAAGTATTAAATCACCTAGCTCTGACCAATGGTCTAAAGCTATTAGATTTGGTAATTCATTAGAGTTAGCAGACCCAAATGTTTATGACCCAACACAAAGTCCTTGGGTTTCATTTATTGACACAGTAGCTAAAGAAGCTGCTATTAGACCTTGGTTGGCTAACGAAGAAATGGTTGAATTATTAGCTGAAGCTACTTTAGAAGGTAGAACAGTTACAGATGCTGAATGGCAATCTACTGAATGGTGGAGAAGTAGTACACAGGCACAAAGAAATTGGTTACTATTAGCTCAATCTGGTTCTGGAGATTTTGTACCAGGTTTACCTGCAGATGCTTTAGCAAAAATAGCAGATGATAAGTTAGTTGTAAATAATTTAATGCAACAAATGGGAATAAATAATCCTTCTGATGAATTAGTTGCTTGGGTTAGTGAAAAATTAACTACAGGTGATTGGACACCAACTTATGTAGACGAACAAATAAAAGTATTAGCTGACCCAACATTAGATGCTGATATGGACACAGATTTAAGTGATTTTATAACTTCAGGTGAAATAGATTATGACACTACAAGAGCAGGAGAATCAGAAGTTAAAAGATTAGTGAAAGAATATTTAGGACCTGTATTTGGTGGTAATATTGGCGACTCTCAAATTAATAAATGGGCAGGTATGTTAAGAAATGACCCAGATGCTGTAATACAAATAAAAGAAACTATGTTGAATATGAAAAAAGGTCTATTCGGTGAATACAATGATGAGCTAACTTATGAAGAGATAGCTGCTCCTTGGAGAGGTTTTACTACTAATACTTGGGGTGGCACTATTGATGAAACATCAACATTATTTCAAGAAGTTGTTAAAGCTAATGATGTTACAGTTGCGAATAAATTATTATTTGATGCAGGATTAAAAGATGGTGGCTCTGAAAAGATTAAACAAGATGTGTTAAATAGTTTAGTAAGCTCTTTTGGTGGTGGAGCAGTTAGGAGAATTATATAATGGAACAATTTTTACAAGAAGCTAGAGCTTTGTTACCTTGGCTACCAGAGTCTCTTATACAGATATATGCAAATTCTTTTGCCGAAACACAAAATAAAGATATAGCAATAGCTGAAGTCAGAGCTAGTGAAGATTATGAAACATATTTTCCTAAGAATAAAAGAGATGATGGAACTGTAAGATTATCTGAATCTGATTACGCTTCAGTTAAAGAATCTTATGGTTTAACTATTGAAGATTACGGAATGAATAAAGATTATTTTCAAAATACTTTTGCTACATTAATAGAAAAAGGTATATCACCAAACACATTTAGACAAAGAGTTGAAACTGCAAGTTCAGGAATATTACAAAATATACCTGCTGTAAAAGAATACTATTCAACTAATTTCGGTATGAACTTAGATGATAACCAGATACTTGCTTCTATAATTGACCCAGATATTGGTCAGGCAATCATAGAAGGAAAAATAACTGCTGCACAAATAGGTGGAGAAGCTCAAGCAAGAGGATTTGATTTAAGTGCTGAAGAAGTACAAGCATTAGAGAGAGCAGGATTAACACAAGCTCAAGCTAGACAATTATTTGCTGCTGCAGAAACAGAAGTACCTAGATTAGCTAATTT